CACCTGCCTGATATTGCATGACCGGGGGCGCGCAAATGACCTGCCGATCACTGGCCAGGATCACCGCGCCACCTACCTCAGTGCCGACTAGGCGGGAATCTACGCCACGCGCCGCACCCTTCAGCGTCTCAGTCGTCACGGTAGGCGTCACTGGTTCCCATGGGGCATTTGGATTTGGCGTGCCGGGAGTCGAACGGGCAAGGATGATAACGCCCTGGCCGTACTTATCGGGCGCCAGCAGTCGAGCGGCTAGCGCTGCGCCACGGTCGTAGATGCTGCTCATGCGCGACATACCGCAAAGTTAGCCTGCCCCATATGGCTGGCAGTCAGGTACGGGCGAATCAGCGCGGCAAGCTGCGGATATAGCGGCGTGGATGGCCCGCTGTCGCTATAGGACACGGACACGGCACCGAATACAGTCTCCTGCGTGACGCGAGGCGTGATAGCGGCCAGAGGATCACCGCCCGAATGATAGATCATCGCGCAAACCATCTGCGCCTGCTTGATCTGGTCAGGCACCGGATCAGGCACGGTAATCGGCTGGATTTGCAGCCAGTCGAAGGCCTTGGTCAGTAGGATTGGCTCCTGCTGAACAGTGATAACGACGCCACGCGCTGCGGCATAGGCGATTAGCTCGCCGGTATCTACATAGCCAATCACGGGCGTTCCTCCCAAAATGCCGAGAACACGCCGTTAGCGGTCTGGCCGTCGATATTCTCTAGGCGGTAATAATACACGCCTGGGCCTACGCCGCGCTCGTCTGCGACTTGGCCGCCAACAGTTGAGGCTCGGTTGCCTGCCGTTTCTGAAAGGAGGCGCACAACGTCGAGTAGCGTACCGCCCGAGTGCGTGCCGCCCGTGTGGATCTGAACCTGCCCGGTATAGGCAGGGCGGTCGGTCATTGTGTTTTTCGGGAATACCGGAACAGGCGTCCACGTTCCGCCATCTGTACCGCCTGCCAATAGCGTCATGCGCAGCGTGCCGGCGTCTAGGGTTAGCGACGTGGAAAACAGGATGATGTTCAGCGGCACGGTGGCGCGCAGATAGACCGACTGACCAGACGGCACGCTGTATTCGTAGAAAGTGCGAAACTCTCGCCCCTCGAAGAAGCCTGTCTGGCCGAGGTCAACGCGGAGGCGGCGTGTGCCTTCCCTGGCACTTGTCAGCAAGTCAGCCGTCCCGAAGTCTGGAATAGTCCAAGTCATGGCGCAGGCTCAGGCTCTGGCTCTGGCGGTACAGCGGTTCGCTTGCGCTGCTGGCGCTTCTGGTACTGCGCCATGAATGACCGCCACAACGGCGACTCAATCGGCAGAGGCTGCTTTTGCTGGTCGTCCACGGCGCACCTCTGGCTTGGTGTCAATGTTGCGAGCCTGCTCGTCCTGCTTTTCAGGCTGGCGGCTGCGCTCGATACGTTGCAGTGTAGCAAAGTCAACTTGCTGGCCTGGCGTCAGGCCGTCTTGATTATTTTCCATCATACACCTCATAAAAAAGCCCCGTTGATATTATCGCAGGGGCTTGGGTTTAGCGGTAGATCAGTTAGTTACCAGGAAGGCCATCGGGATCAGCTTGCGATCCAGAACGCGCGACCAGCTTGTAGCGGCTTGCAGTTCGGAGTTGGTGAAGCTCACGCCAGCCGGGGTGCCGGTCTGCTGGAAGCCGAACGGATGCAGCAGCCAGGTATTGCGAACCCATAGGGTTTCAATACCACCGCCGTCACCCTGAGCGGCCTCGCGCTCTACCTCAACCGGAACCTCAGGCGAGCCGACACCGTAGCCAAACGCACCAGCGCCGAACAGCACGGAGGTGTATTTGAAGCCGGAAGTGGTGCCAGCGGTCACGGTCATGCCATCATCGACGATCACGCGCAGGCCCATGTATGTCGGAATGGTCAGCATGCCCTGGCTGTCGGGAATGTAGACGATGTCATCGTTTTTCACCATCTGCTTATGTACGGCAGAGTGAACAGCGATGGCGGTCAGGCCAGACTTGGCGTCGCCCATGGTAAAGGCCGCCTCGGTGAAGGCGTCACGGTTGAAGCGGGTGTCGGCAGTCTGCGAGCCAGTAGCCTCGGCAGCCACGTTTACCACCATGTCACCAGAGTTGGCAGCCACGTTATCAGCCAGCAGGCCGTTACAGGCCGCGATCAGGCGGCGCTGCCACTGGCGAGCAAAGTAACGGTCAGTGCGTGCGCGGATTGCCTCCATCGCGGTGCCGCCCATAGCCAGCTCAGACGCCAGGTCAGCAGCCTGCCAGCCTTGGTTCACGAAAGCCTTTCGGGCGATCTGCGAGCCTTGGTTGATCTTCTGCGGGGTGGCGCTCGATGCCGGGTTATCTGTCGAGTAGTTCACCTCGACAGAACCGTCGAGGTCGTTCCAGAACGGAAGCTCGACGATCTTACCGGGGCCGGTAGCGATATCGTCAAGCAGGCCATTACGGGTAACGATGCCAGCATCGAAGAAAGCAGTCTTTTCAGGGCCGTCAACCTGCGGAAGGTCGCGGAATACCTTGACATCAATGATGTCGGAAAGGCGGGTAGTAGCCATGTTATCTCCTATCGCCCGTGGAACTCACGGCGCAGTCGTTCGTATTCAGTTGGGCTTGACTGGCGCAATTGCGACAGCTCAGCCCCGGTGTATTCGTTGAACTTCTTCATCCCTGCGCCTGAGGGTTTGCCGCCGGTAGCACCTCCACCAGTGGCCCCGCTACTTGCGAGCAAATAGCTGTATTCGTCGGAACTAGCAACCAGCCGCTTTAGATCATCGGCGCTGGCCACCTTGTCGCCCGTAACCATGAACTGTTGAGATTCAAGGTCAACATCGAATTCATAGGACGCCTTGAGTAGCTTTTTCAAGTGCGCGGCTCGGGTAGTGTCTGCCGGCTTAAGCTCTGCCACAAGGTCGTTCAAGTAGTTCTCAATCTTTTCCCGCTTGGTCATGTTCAGCAAGTCGCTGAACTTCTTGCGCTCTTCCTCGACTAGCTGCCGCTTTTCGGCCTCGCGCTCTTCGGCCAGGCGGCGCTGTGTCTCGGTGTCGCCTTCAGCCTTGGCCTTGGCTTCTTCAAGCTGGCGCGAGGTCTCTTTTAGCTCGGCCATCCTGTCTTGCATCTCTTTCTTTTCGGCCTTCAGGTTATCGTTCGTAACCTTCAAGCCTTTAACCTCGGCGTCTAGCTCGTCCTGGGTGTAGACCGTAACCTTCTTTCCGTCCCGCTCAATTTCAAATGGCATTCTGAACACCTGTCAGATTGTGAGCCGTGCGACCTGCAAGGCTCTGCGCGTCTATTGTAGTGCCTTACAATCAATCCGGCAAACTGTCAACCAGCAACTTGCCGGTCATTTGTCTCCGGTAATACATAGTCGGCCAGGATAGTGTCCTGAGCGTCCTGCAAAATCAATTCGTTATCTCTATCGTCACGCAGCTTGATAGAGCCAGCGCGGATCATCTCTAGCGCATCGAGCGGGCCATACAATGTACCAACGCCAGCCAATACCGCTTGCAAGTCTTGGGCGGTAATTGCAGTTTCCCAGAACTCACGGGAGAGCTGATATTCAACCACATCAGGATCAGCGCCAACGAAACGGCACATATCCTCTAGCGCGGCCTCAATACCTTCGCTGACGTTGCCGACCACGTTGTCTAGCGTGCTGGCCTCTGCGCTGGCATTCAGGCGTGCGGCCTCGGCAGTCTCAGCCTGGCCACCTCGCTGCACCAATCGTGCGCCGATGGCGACCATCTGCTGCTCTTTGTGCTTCATCAGCTCAAACGGCAGGCTAGTCGCCTCAGCCTGGACTAGATCCATACTACCGCCCTTCGTCACCACGCCTGCACGACTGCCGATTTGAATGCCGTTCGGGTTTAGCTGCTGCCATTCTGCCGTATCGGTCTCGCCAATGTTCAGGTGCACGGTAGGCTGACCACTGATAAAACTCGATTCCTCAAGGTCGGCAGTGTTTCGGTAGTGGCTGATATTCAGCACCGCCATGTCATACAACGGCGGCATATCCGGCTCAGGCAGGTTGTTCACTGCGCCGATGATATGCAGCGGGATGTGATCGAACGGCAGGCCGCCCGCCATTTTCGGTACGTACTCTTCAGCGAGAACGCCGCCAGTTTGATCATGCAGCGCTTGGGTATATACGCCATCACGCAGACGCAGAACCCGGTAAATCGTCTTTGTCTCTAGCGCAAATTCATCATCGCCAGACTCGACGACTTCAGCCAGCACAGCCATGGTGAGCAACTTGCGACCGTTTACCCCTTGGAACCGCCAGTTAATCAGAGACTCAGCAGGGTAGGCAGCGATAGTGGGGCGAAGACCTAGAGCGCGCTCAGACTCGCTGTCTAGCCCCTCTGGGGCGCTTGGGAAGTCCACCAGAAGCGCATAGCGGCCAGTAGTCAGTTCGTCGCCTACGATCTCCTTGGCCATCTGCTCGAGGGATTGGCCGGAACCGTCGATACTCTCTAGGAAGTCTTCAATCTGCGAAGGCACAACAACGCGCGGCGGCTTGCGGAACACCATCCCGGTTAGTGCCTCTTTAGTGCGCCCTGTCACGCCCATGAAGTATGCGCGCGCCAGGTATTGCGCATATCGCTCGGTGTCATTTTGCGCAAAAGTTGACGGCAGATACAAAACGCCGCCTCGCTTAATTGCACGCTGGCCAGCCACAGCATCACGGCACTCTCGCCATACTGGCAACATATCTGCGTATAGCGGGTGGACTGTGGAGACTGGCATTTTTGAACCTCTTGCAATAATGCCGCGATTATGGCACCGGATAACTTAGAAGGCAAAGCCGACCTTGATTGGTGGCAACTTGCGCATAGCCATTACCGGCTCAAGGGCATATCTGAGCGCATCAATGTAGTGGTTATTGTCGTCGCGCAATACAGGGAGAATATCACCGCTCAGCCTGTCCACTTTGTAGCTGTAGTTTAGGAACTCATTGGCGGTAGCAGTGCATCGAGTATGAATGACTATTTCGTCAAACGACTTGATGTGTTCTACGCCATCCTCTACTGACCCCTTTCCTTTTGCGCACGGCTTAATGCGCGGGAGTCCGTTGCGCTTCAGGTAGCTGATAGATTCAGGTCTGGCATTATCAGCACGTATATCGTGATCAGCAGCGCCAGGCAGGTCACGCAGAACCATAGCGGCGGTATCGTCAATCTCAACGCCTACGCCGCCAGTCTCATGCTCTATGTACAGTCGATTGCCATGTATCCAGCATTTAACGCCTGCCGTTGGATCTTGCGCAAAGCCGAAGTCGAGGCCGTAGTAAGGGCCATTCCAGTCAGGCCCAGGCACAAAGTCATCTTGCCGCCACTTACCACCAAATACGGATGCCTTGCCGATCCGCAGGTATTGGCCTAGCCAGATGTGCGCATATGTCTCAGGGTCTAGCGTGCGCTGCTGATGCTGGCGCTGCTCTTCCAGCACGGACGGGAACCACGGGTTATCCGTGTAGTTCATTTCGACAATGCGGGAGCGTGGTGGGGTGATCTTTCGGAATCGCTGGTCTACCGGGCTGCCATCTTTGCGCGGGTTCCAGATAACCCATATCTCCGACTTCTCGGCGCGGATGGTCGGCTCAAGGTCGCGCCATGATGCCTCTGGCACGTCCTCGGCTTCCTCCACAATGCACAGGTCAATCTGAGCTGTCGATTTGATAGAGCTGATGTTGTGGCGCAATCCCTTGAACATGAACTCGGTCTGACGCTCACGCCCTGGAACCTTGCCGCGCAGGTAGTCAATCCCCACGTCATAGGCAGCAGCAAGCCACGGCTCTGACGCGATGGCGTTCTTCAATTCGGCGTGGAATGACTCCTTGATAGAGTCCTGAAGCTCTCGGGTACATAGAATGCGCAGCGGCTCAACTACGCCCCAGATTGCCGCCATCTTGGCAAAGGTAAACGACTTACCTGAGCCGCGACCACCATGCGCCCCCCTATAACGCAAAGACCCGCGAGGCGGGCCGAATACACTTAACAGCTTGGGCGGTAGTTCAATCCTGGCTTGTGTCATTCGGCGCCGCCAGAATGATCTGCGTTGGAATCAGAGAACCATCGGTGCTGATATTGTCCTGCTGCACTTTGTCACTGTACCCATGGTTCGCCAACAACAGCTTAACAATGGTCGGGTTCAAGTCGCCTTTCAATCCGCCATTCAGACTAATGCGCTCTTGTAAATAGGCGATCTTCTCTAGCGTGACCAAAAATTCAGGGAACTTTTCCCAATTGGCCATGGTGCTACGGCTTAGTCCCAGCTCCAGCGCTAGGCCTGCACGGCTCGGAACAACATCACCGCACTCGATAAAGCCACCCTCTGCGTATGCGTCTGCACGCGCCTGGACTTCTTCGTTGTACTCACTAGGGCGACCGGCAGCCATACTCAGCCCATCCGATTCAATTGGCGATCAATGCGACGGCGCTCGATGCCATTGGAGAGTGCGCATAGCATCCATACGCCAATCCACATGATGCCGAACCCACCAAATACGATCAGGCATACCACCAGCAATAGCAGGTGCAGGATGTGAGATGTTTTGTATTCACCGCGGCGGGCGATCAGTGCGTGCATTTTTCCGGCTTCCATAGCTGTCACTCCAGTAGTTGATAAAAGGTGCCGCTCTGTCGCCAGGTGCGCGGCTACACCCGCAAAAGGGAAACACTCTGTTAGAGCTTCACAGAGCCAAACCTCTGGCTGACCGCTTGACCCAGAGTCGCAACGGTCTGGAGAACCGCTATAGCGTTGTTCTGGAGCCTAATCCATCTAGTCGGCAGCGTGCCTCACCACTAGCGGATAAATTGGTGCTGCATGGAAGGAATCGAACCTCTTAGCCTCGGCGCCGGATTTACAGTCCGGTGAGAGTCCCAGCTCTCAATCACACAGCGTTAAACTGGTGCCGTCACAAGGAATCGAACCCTGGACATCCTGATTACAAAACAGGCGCTCTACCTGCTGAGCTATGACGGCGTATATTTTCCGGCTTTCGCCATGCTCTGTATTGGAGTTGATACCGGGTACGATCCGGTGGCATCTACTGAACCCGGTACTGTTCGGGCGAACCCTTAGCACACCTATCACTAGGCCGTACTCGCGTAATCAATTCAGCAGTTGCGCAGCCTGGCCC